GCCTTAGTCATTGAATTTTTTAATTCATATTCAGTATATAAAAATTTATGAATTAAACCTGGATTTACCCAAGCAGTAGAGAAGAAATGACCATATAAATGCCAACGCCCATCTTGATTAGAATTGACAAATTCTTTACAAGATTCAAGAAAGTCAGGTGTTTCTAATTTAATTTTTCCACCTATTTTTAGTACTCTATTCCATTCTTTGAGTACATCATGTGCATGAAGGAAATCAAAATGTTCAATTACGTGATATGCTCGTATTTCATCTACGCTATTAGTTTCATACGGCAATTTTGAAATATCATACTTTTGATCAGCTTTATCTGAATATAAGTCAACATTTACAAACCCCTGTATATAGTCTCCACCACAACCCAAATTCAATTTTATCATGATAATTTATAAAGCTTTCTAAATGCGTTTTCAAGTGAGTCTTTCCAATTCCATTGATCCATTTTTGCATAGATGTTGTACTCATCAATATTTCCTAAATCTATATATGCTTCTGCAATTGACTTACCTGGAACAATATCAGGATAACAACTGTAAACAACTGGATTCTTAAGTTCAGGTAATATCTTTTTGAATACAATATGATCCCCCATTCCGCAATTCAAAACAACAATAGTTTTGTCTTTGTTTTTTATTTTTGAATAAAAGATTTTGTCATCTTGTGCAAATAATTCATGATTACCTGTTCTAATTCCGCCTTTTTTATTCTTCAAATGCCAAGTGTCAGTATTGGGAATTAAAATATTTTTATATCCTTTTTGTTTCAGTTCGTAGGTAAAAAGTGTTTCTTCTCTATGTGCTACTTTAGATAGTTCTAGACAATAGTCTGCTACACCTGCCCGATACAAAAATGAACAGTGTAGGTGATCTACTTCCATTTCTTTTTCTATGTAATACCACTGTAGATTTTGTTCGCTATCAACATTTTCTATTTTACCTGTAGCATTTATTTTTCCCCAGATCGGCGTTGTAAGTATCGAACCTCCAACTGCTCCTATTTTTTCATCACTTTTTATTTTATTGTATAGATTTTCTAATACGTTATAATTAGGAATACAGTCATCATCTACTCGCCAGACATATTTATACCCCATGCGATTTGCTCTTTGGTGATTATAATGTTGACCTTTCTTTAAAGCAAATTGCCATTCCCATTTTATATTCATCGCTTCCATCATTTGTAGTAGATACATATAATGTTGCGTTTCTCTTACATCAATTGGTTCATCGTTATCATCAAATATAATTATTTTGTTTGGCTTAAGTGTTTGATTTATAACCGCAGCAATAGACAATGGCAACGTTGTATCATATCTACCTTTTGTAGATATAGAGCATAGAATTTCATTTTCACTAGGTTTTGGATTATAAATAGGTTTAGATTTGTTTTGTTCGTACCATTCCTTATTGAATTTTTTAGCCAAAGTAAGTTCATTTGTGTAAAAAATGTTATTCCAATCAGGAACTAATGTTTTATCGTGAACTGTTCCTTCACCTTTGTGATATATAGGAAATTCACCAACATGCGTATTTGCTTCTTTAGACCAAAATTTCTTTTCATCCACACACTTAATTTTAAATCCTGCTTCTTCTGTAATGTAACAATAATCAGTATCTTCGTGACCACCGACCCCGTAATCTAAACTTAGTAGTCCAAGTTTATCAAATACTCTTTTGTGTATCATAACGCAAAAGAATATCAGAAAGTTTCTCTTGGTTATAGGAGAATATTTTAGTAAGGTTCCAGTTATTCCAGTATTTTCATCATTATCCAATGGTTCTGCTAATGTTTTAATCCATTTTCCTTTTTCCCAATAATCTAAGATGATTACATCATTACTAAGTAGTAATATTTTATCACAAGAAGCCTGTGTTATTCCTTCATTACATGCTTTGGCGTAACCCAATGGTTTATCATTCCAAACTAGCTTAAGATGATTTTCGTATCCCAAATAATCAAAAGTTTCTCTAAGTTCGGCAAGATATTCTTTTGTATTATCAATACATCCGTTAGCAGATATAATTAATTCAATATCTTTTACTGATGTGTTTTTAAGTACAGATTCAATGCAAGGTTTTAGTAAATCATCACAATGATTATACGTAGGAATTACAATACTATATTTCATATATTTTCTTTTGTTTTAATTTATTGAAAATTCAAAAAATTTTCATTATACCATTTCATGTTGTATTTTTTTGCTAGAGTCAGAGAGTTTTTCTTAAAAGTTTCATCCCAATTTTTAACTAAATTAGTATCATGCAATGTACCTTCACCTTTGTGATAAATGGGAAATCCACCGATGAAAGTATATGCTTCATCAGACCACATGTTTTCTGTACACTGCACCACATTAAAACCTGCTTTTTCACATTCAATGCAAAATTCAGTGTCTTCTCCCCCACCTACTCCATAATCTAAACTTAGTAGTCCTATTTTGTCAAATACTTTTTTATGAATCATAACACAGAAAAATACAACAAAATCGTGACCGGCAGGTTCACTTGGTCCTTTAATAACACCTGATATTCCACATTTTGAATTAACAGAAAAAGGTTTTGCTAATAATTCTAGCCATTGATTTTTTGGTTGACCCAATAAAACTGCATCATTATTCAATAATACTATCAAATCCGTTGTTGCTTCAGTAATAGCTACATTACATGCTTTTGAATAACCCAATGGGTCATCATTCCATACAACTTTTAGGTTTTTTTCTAGATTTAGCAGTTTATACTTTTCTTTTAATTTATTCAAATATTCTTTAGTATTGTCTACACAACCATTTGCCGATATTATTAATTCAATATCAAGTATATCAGAATACTTGAATATAGATTCAACACATGGCTTCAGTAAATCATCACAATGATTGTAGGTAGGTATGATAACAGTATATTTCATATAAGCAGTAAAGTAAAATTTTATTTATTACTGCTTTCCAATGCTTTAATTTTTTCGTTGAGTTCTTTAATTGATTCAATCAATACTGCAATCAAGCCGTTATAAGCAACAGTTTTTTCTCCTTTTGGATTAGTATGTACAATTTCTGGGAAGATTTTTTCAACTTCTTGAGCCATAACACCCAACGATCGTTGACCATTTTCTTTCCATGCAAAGTTAAATCCACTAAGTTTTGATATGTTTTCTAATGAATTAGGTATCTGTATGAAATCAGTCTTCATTGTGATATCAGACAATGAATTAAATTCTGTAGCAGATATTCTACCTGTACTTGCATTAAAGTATAATTTGGTAGTTGTAACTTTAGCAGTTTGAGACGATCCTGCTGCTCCTACCATCACTGGATATAATGTTGTAGTTGAGGTGTCGTCAGTAGCAGTTATAGTTGAATCACCTGTAGAAACTAAAGTACCATTGACATATAAACCTGTATCATCAACTTTAATTCTTTCACAAGTACCGGCTCCCAATAGAACTGTATTACATAAACCAGCAGAACCAACTAATCTACCAATTATTGTATTACAAACACCTGTTGTTACACTACATCCAGCACAATAACCCAAGAAAGTATTGTTATTGCCAGTGGTATTACAAAGACCAGTAAAATTACCCAAGAAAGTATTAAAACAAGCGGTAGTATTACTTCTACCAGCACAAAAACCTATGAAGGTATTATGTTGACCGATAGTATTACATAAACCAGCAAGGAAACCCAAGAAAGTATTATAGCTGCCTATAGTATTAGAAAAACCAACATTATGACCTATGAAAGTATTACAATTGCCAGTAGTATTAAGTACACCAGCATTATAACCCAAGAAAGTATTACAATTACCGTCGGTATTACAAGCACCAGCAAAATAACCCAAGAAAGTATTACGGCTTCCAATTATATTCCTATAGCCAGCACGAAAACCTATGAAAACATTATTAATACCGGTAGTATTACTGCTACCTGAATCATTACCTAAGAAAGTATTATTACATCCAATCGTGTTATCACTGCCACTAAAATAACCTATGAAGACATTATTAATGCCGGTAGTATTATTATAACCAGCAGTATCACCCAAGAAAGTATTACAAGTTCCAGTAGTATTACAAAAACCAGCACATAAACCAAAGAAAGTATTACGACTGCCGGTGGTATTACTTCTACCAGTACAGAAACCCAAGAAAGTATTCTGACAGCCGGTGGTATTATCACGACCAGCACGTACCCCCAAGAAAGTATTAAAATTGCCAGTGGTATTATAACGACCGGCAAAATAACCTAAGAAAATATTATAACAGCCGGTAGTATTAATACTACCACTATAAAATCCAATGAAAGTATTACGAGTGCCGGTGGTATTACAAGCACCAGTACGATAACCTATGAAAGTATTATTATCGCCGGTGGTATTACTACAACCAGCAAAATAACCGATGAAAGTATTTTGTAAACCTGTGGTATTACAGCGACCAGCACAGTAACCTAAGAAAGTATTATTATTGCCAGTAGTATTACGATTACCAGCATAATAACCTAAGAAAGTATTATTATTGCCGGTGATATTATAAAAACCGGTCCTATAACCTAAGAAAGTATTATTATTGCCGGTGGTATTACAACTACCAGCTTGATAACCTATGAAAGTATTATTACAGCCGGTGGTATTACCAAAACCAGTCCTATAACCTAAGAAAGTATTAAGATTGCCGGTGGTATTACAACGACCAACAAGATAACCTAAGAAAGTATTCTCATTGCCAGTGGTATTACTATTACCAGACTGATAACCCATGAAAGTATTGTAACAGCCAGTGGTATTAGCACTACCAGCAAAATAACCCAAGAAAGTATTCTGACAACCAGTAGTATTAGCACTACCAGTATTATAACCTAAGAAAGTATTATTATTGCCAGTGGTATTACTTCTACCAGTACAGAAACCTATGAAAGTATTATTACAGCCGGTGGTATTACTACAACCAGCAAAATAACCTAAGAAAGTATTACTACTGCCGGTGGTATTTTTAGGACCAGCACAAAAACCTGCGAAAGTATTATAATTGCCAGTGGTATTACTAGTTCCTGCAAATGATCCCATAAAAATATTTCTACAACCAGTAGTATTACATTCACCTGCTTCTCTACCCAAGAATATATTATCACTAGCGGTTGTGTTGCTATAACCAGCACATAAACCAGCAAAGAAATTATAACTGCCGAATGTTAGACAGCATCCAGCACCTTGACCGATCGCAGTGTTATGACATCCAGTACTGGTTACGTTGGGATTACCATCAGTGACAAAGAAATTCTTCTGTGCAGTCAATGTTCCTGCTTGTCCACTGAATCCAGATATACCACTCCATCCCGATCTACCAGAAGTTCCACTCCAACCACTTGTACCAGACGCACCGCTGAAGCCAGATACACCACTGAATCCAGATATACCACTGAAGCCACTTATACCACTCCATCCCGATCTACCAGAAGTTCCACTCCAACCACTTGTACCACTTGCACCACTGAAGCCAGATATGCCACTGAAGCCAGATACACCACTAAATCCAGAAACACCGCTCCATCCCGATCTACCAGAAGTTCCACTCCAACCACTTGTACCAGACGTACCACTGAAGCCGCTTATAC